ATCATCTTACCCGTCGTAGAGCTGTACTTCTTACCTTCTTGGAGCAACAAATGTACTAACTTCTCCTTACCCTTGGGGCAAACATAACCCTCTTCGGCTGTAAGGTTTGCATTCTCTGCAATCGCTGCTTCCATCTTTGCAATCGCCTCCGTCAAGCCGACTTCGGCCAATTCAAGTTCCGTGATGTTGGCTGTAACGGTTTCAAGTTCCTTTTGAAGCTCGTCGGTCCACGACTTTCCGCCTTTTTCGCGAATAGCGTCAATCTCCGCCTTCCGGCTTAGAAGCGCCTCCTTCTTGCTTTTGGTTTGCTCCAGACCAGCCTTGACTTCCTCCAATTGCTGCTGGGATTGTTCGTTCGTGTTCTGCATATTTTACTAATGTTTGGTATATTATGTCAATCTTTTCACGAGTTGTTTTGTTTTTCGCAAATTCGAGAATGTTGGTGTTCTCGCGTTCAAACCTCTCAATATACGTCGAAAAGTTTAGCTTGATCTTAACTTTCTCCAAATTAACCAGACCGTTCTGGACCAACTGCATAATTTCTGCTTTCGTGCAATTAGGGTATGGCTCTAATTGACGTAGCAGGTACATTCGGCTTAGCTGTGCCAGGTTATTGCGATATTCGACTTCGAGAATCTGCTCTGCAATCGAATTTAGCTCAAACTCCGATGCCCCCGCCTTCTTCGCGTCGGCGTACTTCTTGTACAACTCTTGCACCGTGAAGACGTAAAATTCGGTACCCCAATTGATAGAGGAAGATATGAACTCGTCTCCGTAGCGAAGTCTGCATATCGTATCTTCAACGAAAGTCTGCGCCGACTCAAAATTGGTTTTTAGCGAGTTGAGGACCGAAGTCTTGCTCTCAAAATTGGCCGAAACTTGTGTCTCGTTGATAGCCTCCTTCTCACTGACCGTACCACCGGAACCAACTACCGATACAATAATCTCGTCCTTTATACGCTCACATTCGGAGACGTTGTATTCAAGCGAGTTTTTGTCGATGGTAGTAATCTGAACTGGTGAGCGCAAGTCAGCTTGGCCTTCTTGCGCGTTCGGTATAGGAATTTCGATGAGCGTACCCGGACCGGCCACTCGTTTCTTGCTACAACAGGGGCATTGCTCAATCGAACCGTCGGCCAACATCTTGTAATGCCCGTCGGCGTTCCGAAGATAGCCGCCATCGCAGTAATCGCCCGTCTCACTATTTTCAAAATTGCAGTCCGCTTCATAGGCGCTGTAAATAGGATAGGGAGCGTAAAGGTCCAGATGCCGCTTGGAGAGCGAAAAGAACAGATACCAATCGAGGTTTGACAGCTCTTTTGTAATCGGATTCTTCTTGATTTCCTTCTTGGCCTCGTTGATGCCGGGGAGCCAAAAGAATCTCGCGGGACAATACCCCAATCCGTGCGGGTTATCCACAATGACCGGGCCTTCAATCTCCTTTTTCTCGTTCAGTTGGAATACTCGTATGCGTTCCTCATCGAAGACCGCTACTCGATTCAAAGGTTGATTAAATATGATCCAATCAATATCAACAGCGTTCTTCGTACTGTAATCAATGACGTCGTCAATCTCCAACCAATAGAAATAAGGCGCAGGACGGTCCGTAGCCTGAATCTCCGGAAGATCAACGATAAGAATACTGTTCGGGGAGACCTTCATCTTCTGCCAACCCACCGTCTTCCATATCTCCGGCTCATGGAGAACCTGTTGGCGGTAGTGCTGCCAATCTTCCTCCGCCTCGGAGTTGTTGAACTGATATGTACTGCTCGCATTGCGCGAATAGAATACTCGCTCCAGTTCGCGATACACATCTTCAACAACTGCGGGCGTCGAAAGCGGAAAGCGGAAAAGGTGAAGGAACGTGTTAAATTTGTCTTTAGGGAGCAGCTTACTTACCCACTCCAAGAACAGATCAGCCGAAAGGTTGAAATCGGAAGCGCGACGACCCGAAAGAGTATAGGGCGAAGTATTCGTCTCTGAATGGAAACGAATACGACGCTGCATTTGTTTTGCTTCGTCGATAACATTTCGCTTATTCGGTTTCCGAATTGCTTCCTGAATCTGTTCTAATGCTAATGACATCGTTCTCTTCGTCGAATTGATATTTTGAACCCGGTGCAATGGCCCAACCGCCATTGCGTTCAGGACCCATTGCTAAAATGCGCTCGGCGTGACCTTTCTCGAAGCTGCGGAGTGTTCCGCTACCGGAGATAAGTTCCACCATGACTACTTTCGGTTTCATAGAATCAAGTTTGTTACTTTGCAGCGCTTGCAGCGTTGGTAAGGTCTGTAAGCGCGTTGTAATCGAGGTCGTCGGCCTTAATGATAGTAAAGCTGTCAGACCAGTTTCGAGGCAAGCTAAACGAGATGTTGTTTGAATCCGGCTCTTCCAAGCCTCCCAACTTCTTGTCGCTCACGAACCATGCCTGAACAGGAAAAACGGAAAAGTTTGCACCGTCGTCCGTTGAGCTAAGTGCGATATTACCGGCGTCGTCAATGAAGCCCACGCCAATCTCTTCGCACTCCAATTTCTTCAAAACCGACGCTACCGACTGGGGAATTTCGTTCAAAACTGCCGTGAAGGTAGTGGGGTCAGCACCGATGTTAATCGGAATACCGTTGCGGACCTGGTTGCCCGAACCATAGGTCTTGGCTGCACCGGGCTCCGACGTAGGATTCTCCACAAAGGGGGTAATCAACAACTTCGTGCCGTCGCTTGCGGCAAAGAAGGTGGTAATCGTCTCCTTTGCAGTAACGCTGGCTTTCGGGAGCTTGTTCTTAACGCCCGAAGTCTTGTAGATTCTCTGAATCAAGAGTTTTTGGACCTGCCCAAAGCCCTCCTTGCAAGATACGTTACCAAGATCGGGTAACGCCGTTCCGGAAGGACAACTGCAATTAAATGCCATAATCGTATGATTTTTAATTAGTTTTGGACGGCCTACTCTCGCCGTCGAATGAATATTATATCGCCACAAAAGTAATAAACCACAGAATAAAAAGCAAACAAATCGTAATAATTTTTAGTCTGTGGCCAAAAATAGCCACTAATTACGTATCGTAAGCCCTTTTTTCTTTACCCCTCGTAGCTTCATCTCCACGCAACCCGTCAGGGCGTCAGGGGCGTCGTCGTGTTTGTTCTTGCGCACGTTATCCTTGCGATAGCTCATGATCGCCGCATAGAACTTCGGCCACCGTCTATCCCAACCTGCGGGAAACTTCACGATGCTCTGCACCGTAGCGCTCTGATTGTAGATACGCTCGTATTTGTTTGAGGACTGGTGGAACCAACGTATGTTGCATCGAAAGTTTTTGTGCACCCGTCGTAGCAGTGACTGTACTTTTCTTGCGAACCCGCGTCCACCGTTGTTGCTCTCTATCCATGCCGTCGTGACGTGTTGATTGTCTAACTGTCTTGCCTCTGCCGGCTCTGTGACCTCCATAGGCTCGTCCGTGTAGATAACGTCCGTGACGTAGATAAACTCCGGGGTGTCGATATAGCATATCGAGCAGAGAGCGTCGGTACCCGTGTCCGCTGTATCGGTGTAGTTGCAGCGTATCTTCTCCGAAGCCTTGTAAGCCTCCAACTCCTCTTGCGCGTACGTCGCGAAGCCCTCTGCGTACATCAGGCCTTCCTTCGGCGTCGGGTCCTGCATGTACTGTGTGTCGAAGGTCATCGGCTCCAAGGAGCGTAGGTGTCGTAGCTCATCTAACGTGTGGCGTAGCGGCCACAGCGCCTTCTCTCGCTCCACAAGATGTTTCTCGCCAGTTATAAGGTCCGTCTCCATACGGCTCTGCACTCGTATGGCCGGCAAGCTAAGCACTTCCCACTTACCCGGCTCCTTATCCATCAGATAGCCGCAAAGGTCGTGCTCGTGAAGCCGCTGCATGATGATGATGATGGGCGTATCGCGCGAATTGACACGGTTTCGGATTGTGGACTCAAAGCGCATGTTCACGCGCTCTCTGGTAATATCGGAGAGCGCATCCTCGGGCTTTAGCGGATCGTCGATAAGGATTGCGCCGTCGAAGGGGTTATTGGCTGCTCCTACTGCGTCCAACTCCTTGTAGAAGTCTTCGGGTATTACGATGTTATAAGCCTCTTCGAGGTTTCCGAACATGCCATAAGCGCTTCGCTTCGACGCATCGGGGTCCACGGTCTTACCTGCACCAAAACCCGTCACCTGACCTTGCGTAGAGACCGCATAGAACTCGCCGCCGCTCTTCGTCCTCCACTTCGTCGCCGAACCCTTCTCACGCTCCAAGACAGAACTCGGGAACAGCGCTCTGTACAGCGGTAACTTCATAGTGGCTCGTATGGTCTCGGAGTTATCGGACACGAGGGTATCAGAGTAAGACAGGTGTAAGAACTTGCATCGGGGGTTGAGGGCGTAGCCCCACGATACGAACTGTTTGATAACCGTTTCCGTCTTGCCATATCGCGGGGGCATGTTGATCATAAGTCGCTTCGTGTCTCCATCGACAACTCTCATAAGCGCTCCAAACAGCTCTTTATGGAAGTCCGCCACAATGAAGTCGCGATTGTACTGTGCCCGATACATCGCCCTGCAAAACGCCTCCAGACCGGAAAGCATCTCCAGACGTAAGTCGTCTATCATCTCCACCTCGTTGCGGGGCGTCGCTATCATGCCTATGTCTCTCATAACAGTATGTCGTCTATCTCCTCGGCGTCAGTGTCCTCAACGGAAGGTGTCTGTTTGCCGAAAATTTTCTCTCTGACCATCGCATACCCCTCCCTGCTAAACGGGTTGCTCACTCCGTCCATGCCGGGGATAACCGACAGGATGTTAAGCGTCGTCTGGGGGCGCTTCGTCTCCTGAACAGCCGCCGCAAGCGCTCGTTTCTCATCCGCTACCTCCTCGTTTGAGCGTAGCGTTGAGCCGTAGACACTTCGTATCAAGCGCTCTGTCAGCTCTGTCTCGCCCTGCAAGTCGTCCTTCAAGTAACGGTTGATGATGTTCTTAATGGACAGCGGAACTCTCGGGTGTCGTTGCAGCGCTTCAAGCTCTGTGCGGTTACTCGCTAACAGGACCTTCACGAGTCCGCCAAGGTCCTTTTTGGACATCTGCAATCCTAAGTTCACGCCAAGCGACTTGAACAGGTCCGACACTGCCGGCGACATGCCCGCCATCAAGCGCTCCTGCTCCTGCTCTTTGGTGACAGGGACGCTCATGTTATATCGGGACGCTGCGGCTTGAACACTCGGCTTCGATTTGTCGAAAACCTCGCCGCCAGCAATCCGCTCGTTCCTCGCCTCCGTGCGCTCCTTCTCTTTGGCTCTGCGCTTCTCTCTTGAACGCTCTGCCGCTCTGTCCGCTTCCTCCAACATGACCGTACGCATATCGTCTTTACCCGCCTCTGCGCTCATCTGTTGCAGTGACAGGTCTGTCTCCGATAGCGGGGAAGGAAGGTCCTGGAGCAGCATATTGGCCTCATCGGCGTCGTAGTAATGCACGTCTTCCATAATGCTCTCTTTTTGCCGCAAAGATACGAGGTTTTCTTTTAGGCTCATCATATAGCCCAAAATTTTAGGCGCAAAGCACACATAACTATCTGATTCTCAATATCGGTTCTCAACGAATCCCGACTTTCGGCCAAATTTCTCGAAAATGCTATGTGTCTGATTATCAGTATAGTTTCTCAATGCGCACAATAAAAATCGCAACTTTCTATAAAATCGCGTTTTTAATAGGACAAAAGCGCATAATTGCAATGTAGACTTTGCAGAATCTACGATATTCGCGCAATTTTTTAAAAATCTGCGCCATTATTCGCGTTTTCAAGCCTCCTCGGGCCTCGCTTCGGGACGGGGGTACAGGCCTAAAAATACCCTCGTTTTTCGCGCATATCCGTCCGAATCGCTCTTCGGCCCGAAAAAGGCGCGAATTTTAACATTTCTATCACGCCCACACGCTCGTTTTTCCGCTTCCAAAATTACGCCATAGTGCTTTATTTTTTCTTTTTGTGCTTTTTATTATACATATTGTAATACGCACATAACAAAATAAATAAAATATACCGTGGAAATACGTATTATTTTAAATGCTACGCGAGTCTATTGTGCGTTTTGAGAACCAACACTGAAAATCAGCGAGTTAGGCTATTTTGGCGTTGTGATTTGTTGTGCACGACCTTTTCGAGTTTGAGTATGGGTACTGAAAATCAGTCAGTTATGCCGATTGGGACTTTTTTGGCCATTTTTGGCCGATTTTTGCCCCGTTTTTGGCGAAAATTTTAACATTTCGTGACGCGAGTCTGTAAGGGCCTTCGGCTCATAGGCGGGGCATAGATATGTATGGCCAGAATGGACTTATCGAGATAGGTTTCTGAACGGGATATACGCTACTAAACGGTCTGAACGGGATATTGGCTGCTAAACGGTCTGAACGGGATATTGGCTGCTAAACGGTCTGAACGGGCATAGCTGCAAATTTTTTTTCTAAGAGGGGAGCAACCTTTTCTCTATTATATTCCGCGCCCCCGGTGGGGGTCCCGGGTGGGGGCCTGACTTTGGCCCCGGGGGGTGCCGTCGGACCGTCGCCGGATCCGTCGATCCGACCGGGCTCCAGGTCCCCCTTGACCGAAGCCAAAAAAGTGTCTATAATTCGAGTTATGTAAAGTTGGCGCGTCCATCCGGATCCCCGTCGCCCTGTCGGAGTCGCCGAAGACCGCACGGTCGGCCCGTCGCCGGCTCCGTCTGTCCCGATGTCCGGACAGCCAGATCGGGCCATCGCCCCTCCCCTACTCCACCGTTATAGGTACGCGGGCACGCGCGCGACGGCCAACAAAAAATCTAATCTCTTGGGCGCTTCGGCGCCCTCTCAGCCAGACCGCCCCGCCTCGCCTCTTATTTAGAATGATTCTAAACGCCGATGCCCCGAAAAGCCCCTTAATCGGTCCGTCCTGGTAGCTTGATCGGCGCACGTCCGGAACCCCGAAGCGGTCAAAACGACGTCTTAAATATCCTATTTTGCAAACTGCAAATATCAAAACGCTTATTTTCGTCCACCAAAACGCCTTAAAAAGCATTTTTCGCCAAAAAACTATTGCCGCCCTATTATTACGCGCTATCTTTGTCGTACGAAAAGCGAACAACCTTTTAAACAATTAGAATATGAATACTACAAATGAAATCTTTACAGTGCGAATTGATTCGCACGACTTTAAGCCGGCGCAATTAGCCTATCTTAAAAGTAACTATAAAGTTGCAAAAGAGATAGATGGCCGTATTTACTTTGAGATCGGCGATATTGAAACGGTTGATCGCCTTTTGATGGCGCATATCTGGAGTAGCGACGATAAATATTTTTCCCGCTTATTTCCCGGCTATAATAAATAACACTAATTAGAATATGAAAACAAAAGTAAGCAAGAGCGGCAAGAGCCTGAATATAGGTCTGGCCACGTTGGGAGCCGGGATGATCGGCTTGATCGTAGGAGCTACGATATTAAGCGCCGAAGCAATTATATATAGCGTATATGCTATGTTGGTAGGCCTGTCCGCTACATTATGCGCGATGGCAAAGTAATTAACCCGTTAAGACAGTAAGACTATGACATCTAAACAACTACTACTCCACAAACTATATGGGGAATTTATTGCCGGTAATTCGGTGCATATCGCTGATAATAGCATCGGTTATGATCTATTAGGCCCTGATAGCGGCTATCGCGTTATTAGCACGATCCGTAAAAGCGCTACAAGAGTTCGCCGGATCCCTTACGGGGGCGAAGAGATGTTTCCCGATTTTGCCGGCCACGTAGAGTCGCCAGAACTCTGTGACGTTTGGTCGGTTGAGTTCGATGGCAACTATAAGTTGCAGATCATTACGTATAATATATAATATTAACCACTTAAATAATTAGAGTATGAAAATTAATGTGACAGAACTGCGTGCGGAATACCCCTATCTGACTGGGCGCCGCATTAACACGATGATAATCGCCACGTCAAAGAAAACGCTTCGCGGCCTGAAGAATGAGTTGCGCAAAGCAAACGAAGAGTTTGAGGTAGTTGCGAACGAAGAGCCGGCAAGACGAATTGAGATTGAGATCCTTTGGAAAAAAAATCGTACGTGGGGCATGAATCCCACGGCAACCGCCTGGATCAAGAGACCGTCTGGCAGATGGGAGCGAACCGAACCGGTCAGCACGTCCGGATGCGGTTACGATAAGCAGAGCACCGTCGTGGCGGGGATCCTTAACGCCACGATTCGTGGAATGCTCTGGAGCCGGAGAGGCCGCGCAAAGCGCGCCCCGTACGGCGTTCGCTACGACGCAGATAACAGCTATCTTCCTAGCTTTGTGGGCGGAGTCGGTCTATCTTGCTATTACGACGTCGCGAGATTTCTTGGCGGCACGATGGAGATCGTTGCGGAATCCACGACTTACGATAAGATTATTTTCACGTTTTAAGTTTCTCTCGGTCCGCCGGGCTAATTGCCCGGCGAACCACGAATATCAGATAACTAATAATAATTACCACTATGATTATAGATTTAATTTTGGACCGTCGCGACGGTTTTAGCTACGACGCCCGCGAATTTTATTTTGACGTTCGCGACTACGAAAACTCCGGGATGGCGCCCACGACGGGCAAAGATTGCATATCTCTTGCTATGGATGAGGGCACCGATCAGGACGTTAAGAGAGCGCTCTGCGCGTATATCCGTAATGGCGGGTATAATCCGGCGATCTGCGATTATATAAACTCTGTTAATTGGATATAAGATCATGATCTACTTTGAGTTATGGACAAAAAGCGGGTGCCATTGCGATGACTATGACACCTATGAAGAGGCCGTTTCGGCCCGTGATGAGCTGATAAAGGAAGACGGCTTCGGCGCTCCCGGAGACTACGAAATAAAGTCGCGGCACGTATGTTACGACGATATTGATCCTTTGGACGGGGTCCCGTCGTATCTATGGGGATATTAAAATGCAAATTACGCACTTCATTTTGGCCGTCTGGGGCATCTTGGACGGCCTATTTATTGACAATATAACTTATAACAATATGGATAATACTAATATCTTAATTGTGGAGCAATTAAATAAAATCTGCTCTAATATGGCGCAATATTTGCGCAATATGGCCCCGGGCGAATATAGCGCCGGACAAATTGTTAAGGCTTTAGGCGATAAGAGAGAGCCGGCGAGATACGCCGACGAACATAACACGGAGATGGTGACGCTCCACGCGGAGCAATTTACCATGAGCATCCCGGAAGATTATTGTTTTGATTATCTGGCAAAGTTTGAAAAATTAGCCGGCGTTAAGTTGCACGACGTAGCTAAATTTGCCGTCGGAGATTTAGATGCCGATGGAGATCTTATATATCGGGCATCTTGCAATATTCCAAAGGGCGCCAAAGATCTGGCAAAATTGGCGGATAATGATCTGCAAGATTATCCGGCTACATGTAAGATCCTGATAGACATTAATAAGGGGTATATATGGGCGACGGATCGAAAACATCTTGGGATATATCCGTTAAGCCATTATACTGTTTTGTCGGATGCTCGCGATTCGCAAGAGACCTCTTCGCAATTTTCTTTTCTCTTGGAGGTGTCTAATCTTAAATTTGTCGCCGGTCAGGACGTCACGTTAAGCATATATAGACGCGCGCGCCACGAATATACGTATATCCTTGAGTCTGGCGGGCACCGTTATAAGTTAGATTCGTTGCTTTATCATGTTCCCCGTTACGAGTCAATTATCCCGGATAACAATGGCGCATATAGGAGGCAATTAACCCGCGACGGCGTTAAGACTTTACGCGCTGCGCTAAAGTCGGCTAAAAAGATAGATGGGTCTATTATAGTCTTTGACGGAGACCGGGATCTATATATCCGGCTATATGAGCCTAATCGCGACGATCGGGACAAATTAGGCCGTTTGATCTGCGAGCGCAAAATTGCCGATGGCGTTAATTATCCGTCGAAGATTTGTCTCGGTTTTGAGGTCTCCGGCCTAATCAACGCCCCTAATTTTGCGGATATTGATTTTTCGCGGGCCATGATCGTTTTGACAGATGGCGACGGTGCAATATATATCCGTATGAGTCGCCCGTTATCGGAGTGCTATGATAAGCACGGGATAAGAGCGGACGTCGGCAAATTGGCCCTTAAATCATTGGTCACGTCTGGAGCGTCGCCGGACATCTCTATGGGCAGCGCTACGACCGCTACGTCTGGAGCGTCGCCGGACATCTCTATGGTCAACGCTACGACCGCTACGTCTGGAGCGTCGCCGGACATCTCT